ACCGCCAGCAGCCATCTTTTTCATGCCGCCTTTTTCATGCCCATCATTTGCTTTTTGTCTGACGCCATGTCAGCTTTAGAGCCTTCTTGTGCGCCTTTTTTCTTAGCCATCATTGCCATGAAGCCGGGATTCATTTTGGAAGCCATAGTATTACCACCTTCTTTAAAAAAAGCCATTTTTCCGTGATCGGTTTTAGGCTTGTTCACCTTCTGAATATCCGCACGGCTTACGCCGCCGGAACCAAACTTCTTACCCTTGTCCGCCTCGTTGAAATCTTTTCCAACGCTTTGCGGTATTCCAACCTTCTTAGCAAACGATGGGTTGTTAGCCACCGCCGCCATGAAATTGTGTTGTTTTTTACTCGTCGAAGGCATTACTTACCCCCTACGTACCAGTTAACAAGCTGAACTAAGCTTGCGCCTACAACGCTACTGGCTCCACCAACAAGCATCAAAACCTTCCAGCCACCTTTAGCCTCAGACAAAGTTTTGTCAATGGCCGTCAGCGTTGCCTGCATAGCCTTCATGTTCTCCAACATCCTGTCCATATCATCTTGCAAATGCTTGATGTCAGACGCATGCGTGGCTAACTCTCTGGCTGTTTGAATAGCGTCGTCAGTCATACCATCCGCCCTTTTGTCTTGCCCTTGGTGGCACAGCCATCAGCCGCAGTTACATAGCCCCCATCCTTACAGTTCCACGCCCTAAGTGATTTGTTTATGCGTGAGTCTGGGTCGTTGGCCGTCTTTGCGCTGGTCAGCTTCTTTTTCATCCCTTCCATCCTCGCACAGAAAGAGTCTCGCCGGGAGCCGCCTTCTGGCTGGGGCCGTTTCAAATTCATACCTTGCGCTTTGGCGGAGGCTCGTCCCTTGGCGTTCAAGCCGCCTTTGGGGTTCTTGCCTTCTTTGCGAGTCCATGCTGGTGATTTTGCCATCATTCGGCTCCTGTGCAAACATGTTCTTCAGCATGGTACTGCTCGGCTGTTGCCTGCTCATCCCAGTCTGTTCCTTCTTCGTTTAAAACCTGCCACTTTCTGCCGCATTTGTTGCAGGCGATGTGAGCAATGCTTTGGTCAAAATTTTCCATTATTGGCTTTCTGCTTGCACATCAAGGGCAAATGAAGTTTGCGCTACGCCGCCGTTAGTGTACACAACTCTAGCGTATCTTAAAAATAAACCCGCATTAAGCGTGGTATACGTTGATGCAGTTACGGTTGCTTGAGCCGCAACGCGCCAGTTTGTACCATCTCGGCTAACTTGAATTTGTAAGCCGTTTGACGCACTCACTTGGTCAGCAAACACAATAGCGTTAAGGGATTGGTACACGCTCATCGTGTCTCCAAAGTCTAGCGTAGCGCTTGTAAACACACCGCTGATAGCCAAGTTGGTTGTTGACAGTGGAATCTGCAAATTGCTAGGGAACGCCATCTGCCCAGACAAACCCCCGCCGTTATACGTCAGGTAGGACGACAAACGGAAGTTAGTTTGCGCTGTTGCGCCGTTGACAAAACGCAAGCGATAGTAGCGCGTCGAGATTGGGACGGCAAACTGCTGCCAGTTGGCGTTCGATGGGATTGGCACAGCCAAGGCTTGATAAAACACCGTAGGCGCTGTAGATGTTGTCTCAGTACCAAGATCAAGGTACAACTGTCCGGGAACTAAACCAGCAGTATGCGTCACACCAATAACAAGCTGCGTGTTGTACACAGTTAAGGAAGTGGTTGCAGATGCAATGTTCTGCGTTGTACCTGTAAACGTAGCGTTTGAAGCCAAGTTAGTGCTTGACTGTAAAGCGTAGGTATTTGCCGCCTGTGTGTTAATAGTTCCACCGCTAATACTGCTGACCGTGCTAACAGTCGTAATCGTACCTGCGTTAACTGTAACGGGAAGCCCGCTAAACGCATCAGACTTGTTCAATACTTCTACACGTTCACGCAGGTATTGATTGATACGTGCGTAAGAAATACGAGTGTCTGTGCGTTTGATAACCGTTCCACCGCAGTTAGTGGACGCAAAAGACGATGGCAACACCGTTGACCCGATTGGGATTAAAACAAGCGTTGTTGTAGATACGTTAGCAACCTTGTAGACGCCATCTACACCCAAATCTGCGCCTGTTGCATCAACGCGACAACCATAAACATTAACATAATCGCCAATCAACCATGTCCATGTAGCATTACCAATAAGGGTCAACTCTCCGCTGGCTACTGTGGCAGATTGAATAGCAATCGCTGAGAACGCGGCTGGTATGCTACCGCCTTGCACCCTTGCAACCATCCCACCGTAGGTTGTAGCAGTAACTGACGCACCATAGGCAATGGTAAAAGATGTAGAGTTAATAACCGAAGCAACTGCCGTGGCTGTGGTCAAGTTGGCAAAGTTGGTCTGGTCACGATTACCGTAAATAACGATGAAGTCACCCGTTGACAGCCCATGTGCAGATGAAGTTGTGACGGTTGCGGTGGTACTCGCAGATTTGGCTGACGAAACAATTTTTGCGCTTGGAATTGTTATACCGTCGTCATTTGTACAACGGAACCGAAGTTTGTATGTTTCTGTAACGGAAGGGACAACAGTTGTTCTGTTTAAACGACCTGTTGGCTGAACTAAAGTATCAACCGCCGCATCAAAGAACTGCGCTCTATCGGCTTGCAATAAAAATTTGTATTCACTTGTTGGAATAAATGCGTATGTATACGCGGCTGTAGCTAAAGCTACAGAAGCAGTTGTGGCAATAGTTGTTCCTTGGTTACCAGCAACAGTACCCCCAGAAAGCGCGTCGCCAGAATCTGAACGCAAATACAAAGAAGCAGTAGTAGCTGTTGCGTTTTCAAATATCTCAGACATTCCCTCTGGAGCATACCCAAGCGCAGGACGATAGTACACAAAACCTTGACTAGTATATGGGCCAGCAGTTACCGAAGTAATAGTGCCACCGGGGCCAGCGGTTACAGTAAACGAAGTTGTGCTAACAATAGCCGCAACAACAATAGCGGGATAGTTAAAACGGCTGTCAGACGTTACCCCGTAAATACCAATGCGCTGACCAACAGATAGGCCGTGTGCCGCAGTAGTCACAACTGTTAACGTGGTTGTTGCTTGAGTAATACTGGAAATTGCAAGATCTACAATAGGTGGCAAGGAAGTGCCTGTACTAATCAATTCCATTGATGTCTCTTGCCCCAACACACGCTGAGACATAGACAAACCAACAGCCGTTTCAAATGGGCCAGTAAACGCCGTCCGCGTTTCTACAATGGTTTCTGTTCCCGCAGTGAGTGGGTCTTTGGAAATGACTAAGTAGCTGGCTGATGCGGCGTTGCCGTCAAGCTGAACAATATCGCCCGTGCCTAGTGTCTCTGACCAGACTGTGGTTGTGTTGTAAGTCTCAAAGGACTCACGGAACTCTGTCTGCACATTGATTGGAGAAACAGGCAGGGGGTTATCTGGAGTTACCGGACTTCCCCCCGTGTTGATCGTCAACAGCTCCGTCAGGGCGACTACTGATGCCATTACAGGCTTTCAATAAAAGCTTGGTGCTTTGCCAAAATATTTGCTTTGGTAGCTTCTGCGTCTTTCTTAGCGGCTTCAGCGTCAGCTTTGGCTTGTTCAGCGGCGGCGTTTAAGCCTTCGGCTGCGGCTAATGCTTTGTCAGCTTTTGCTTGAGTAGCGGCTGCTTCGTTCATCAGCGCTTGTGCAGCTGCTATAGAAGCTGCGGCATTGTCTTCAACAACTTTAGCCTTGGCAGTAACATCCTTAGCTTTGGTCTGAGCCGTAGAAACAAGCTCAGCCGCTTGTGCTTTCGCATCAGCAACAATAGCCGTAGCGTCTGCGTTGGACTTGGTAACCATTGCGTCAGCTTCTTCTTTCTGAGCAATGATCTTTTCCCGCAGTGCAACAATTTCAGAAACAGGGCCAACAGCCTCTACGTACTTTTTGTTCTCTGCTGTCGCCGCTTCAAGCGCATCAACTTTAGCTTTGTATGCTTCAGGATTTGACACTAACGCCAACAAGTCCATAAGCTGATTGCTGCCAGAGCCGCCAGTAATATTGGTAGAAATGCTCATGCGTTACCTCCGCCACCGGCTTGGATAATTGTCAGTGTAGCAGTGCCTGTACCAGCCGAAGTGGTCAAGCGAATACCTGTTACAGGATATGCAATGTTGGAGTTAAGCGAGGCTGAACCCGTCAAAGTAGGATGGTCAAACCATGTACTTGTACCGGCTGTGGGGCTATAACCTTTGGCAAACACATCGTCAAAAGTGTATTGCGCTTTGTACGTGATAGTTCCAGAGACAACCACAGCCAACCCCATGTTACTGGGGGAGATGTAGGTGTCTACAGGGTAGACACCGGAGTCACCAACTCCGGTAATAGAAAGAACGACAGCACGCATATTGCGCTCCTATCAGACTTGGCTGGGGTTAGCAGCACCATCAGAATCTTTTACAACATACGTCACAGTCAATACGCCAGCACCAGAGGTAGCAGTGACGTTGGCCTGTGTAAACGTGATGTTTGCATCTGTCGTACCTACGTTGTTACACAACACAGCTGCAGCAGCGCTGTTATTGCCAAGTAAAATATTTACGATGCCCGTGTTTGTAAACACGCTTCCGTTTGCTGCTGTGTTAATGGCCGTGCCATTTACTTGCAAAACGTATGTAGGAGTTGTTGTTGCATAAGCAACTGTAGTATTAAACGCAGCGCTCAGAATCTGTGAGCCTGCTGGAATTGTAAAAGCAGCTGTAGCCGCCGTAATATCCGTGTACAAAATGGCTTTAGATTGCGAAACAATAGTCGCGCCCATGTTGCGGATCGTACCAGCAGTTGTGCCAGTAGTGTTTTTAACAGTGCCGAGCAGCCAAGGGCCAAGGTGTGATGCGAATCCCATGATATATCCTTACATACAAGTTAAGTGCATCAATCTGTATGTCGTCAGCCGGGACTGTTTGATGCACCGGTAAACCCCGGATTACTGTGTTTATATCACGGTGTTTTGTTATTTGCAACATTTGTTTTTAGATTGAACACGTTTATTTTTCTTGTCACAATCCCCCGGCATCATGAGGGCATGAAATACCGCGTTGTTCCTGTCGATACTCGCCAGCCAGAGGTGGTACAACTGCTCGTTTTGTTACAGAAAGCGTGCCTTCCCGCAGACAAAATTTACCCAATTACAAAAGGACATTGGTATGTTGTTTACTCGCAAGATGGTGAAGCGGTTGGCTTTGGTGGTATTGTCCCCTCTACTCGTTGGTCTGACACTATGTACCTATGTCGCGCAGGCGTTACACGAGTTCATCAAGGACAGGGACTCCAGAAGCGGCTTATCCGACAGCGCCTTAAAGTGGCCAAAAGATTAGGCATGAATTGGGTCATTTCTGATACCAACGAGAACCCCGCATCTGCCAACAGCCTGATATCTACAGGTTTTAAAATGTTTGAGCCATCTCAACCTTGGGGTTTTAAAACGGCACTGTACTGGAAGTACAAAATTAAACATGCCGTATAAAGATAAAATTGTTAAGCAAACTAAACAAAGAACGTACGCAAGTACGTACTACGCTAACAATAAAGCCACTGTAATAGCTGCAAGTAAAGCTTCTGCCAAAGCGTATAAAGATCAGTGGCGTAGCTTTAAAGCTACATTAGCGTGCATTAAGTGTGGGCAAGACCACCCCGCCACATTTGACTTCCACCACATAGACAGCGACACCAAAGAAGCTTCTGTCAACAAACTGATAAAAAACCGTGCGTTCAAACGCGCTATGGAAGAAGTCAAAAAGTGCATTGTGCTCTGCGCCAACTGCCACCGCATACACCATCACGACGAACGTGAAAACAAAAAAGCCAAAAAGAAAAAAGGGGCCGAAGCCCCCTAGTATTACTCTTTAGCGGCCTCTGCTGCGGCTTCAGTTGCAGCGCCATCTAACTCTTCTTCAGTGTCGTCTTCGTCTTCAAACTCATCGCCAAGTACAGCAGTAGCTTCGTACTCAACAGCCCAACCGTAGTGTTCTTGAAACTCTACAAACTTCTGAAAAATTTCAATCATATCAAAGTCGTGAGTCTCAATAGATAGCTTATTGTTACCAAAGTAACCAAATTCCATTTCAAATTTCATGATGTGCCCCTATGTTTATGCAACCACATTGGCTGCAAATTGATCGTAGTTTAACTTTATGACAACAAAAAGGCCACCCGAAGGTGGCCCCCAAACTTGCCCTTGTGGGGCTGTTTTATCAGGTTGTACCGGGTGAACCGAAGACACCCAGAGGATCAGACCAGCCGAAGCTATAACGCTCACGGGCCTTGTAACGGACGTTGCCCGTGTCGAAATCACCATCCATTGAGTTTTGCAATGGAGTGCGTTCGAAGTGCTTCAAACCGTTAGGTACATCTGTACACAAGAACCAAGCATTATTGTCGGTCAAGAAGTGGTTAACGGTGTAGCCTTCAGGGATAGAACCGTTGTTCTTGAGCGCGTTAATGTCGTTGTCGGTTGTGCCAACACGCAAAGAAGTCTCAAGCAAACGGGTTGCAACGAACATCAGTGCAGGTGGAACAATCAACTTACGTGGCTTGGCAGCGATCAACAGACCACGCTCATCAGTCCAAGCGGCGATTTGAATAACGGCATTCTCAAGAGAAGTTTCGTTCAAATCAGCGTTGGTTGATGGACGGTTGCTGTTAGTAGCGCCGTTGACCAAGGGGTGTGCAGTGCTAAACAAAGCAACGCCGTCGCCACCGGGATAAGCGGCAGAGAAACCGTTGTTGATAACGTTTGCAGCTTTAACCTGCTTGGTGTAAGACATAGCGCGAGCCAAGGCTTTGGTGTAACGAGCAGACAAGCTGTCATACAAGTTATCTTCCACAGCCTCTTCCGTGATGGAGAAGCCCAGAGCAATAGTCTCGTGGTTGTAACGTGCTGTGAAAGCTTCCTGCGCATTGTCATAAGCAATGGCAGCACCCTCGTTTTTGACGGGAGCAGCAGAGAAGCCAGACAGTTTTGTCTCTTCTTCGAAGCTACGCTCAGATTTCTCTGTTTCGTAGATTTCTTTGTGCTCTTCGCCGTAACGAGCGTACTCCAAACCAAACAAAGCGTTCAGGCCCGGGAGGAGTTCTTTAAGTAGTTGTGCGCGTGAAATA